TTTCCTCCGTTTTTAGATGTAGTCGAAACGCTCGAACTTAATTCCTAAAGCCTTTAGCGCGTCGATGTCTTCGCGTATATATCGAGCGTAACGGTCGCGTTTTTCGGTAGCGTTTTGATACTCTTCGCTGTCAAATCGTCCGTTAAGTTCGACGCATTCTTCGCAAGCTTCCCGATAGTCTCCATAAAAAACCATAAGGCTCGCGATAATTTCTTCGAGTGTTTTTGTTCTCATTGTTTCGCCGCTCGCCGTTGTTGCCGTGGATTGTCTGCCCGTTGGCTTAGCGTTTGGTTACTCGCCTGAACCGTTTGAGTGGTTCGCTGTCAGTACCGCTGTCGTTGTGTCTCACTAGTTCCCTTCGTCGCTCCAACTCTAGACCACCCGCAGATGGAAGCAAGATACCTTGCTCAAGTTGGTCCGGCTTAGAAGGTCTTGAACGTCGATCCTCTACCTGACTCTGACCCGACAATTACCCGTCTGTCGGTGACGTTGGACTTAGTAGTACTCGGTGATCCGTTGCGGGTATCCGCTTGGGGCCTTTCCTTGCCGGTTGAGTGTAGATTGGGCCAAGCCGTTCAGAATGTCAAACACTTTCGAAATCTTTTTTTAGAATACTTTCGCATAAACATATATCTTTTAGATCTAAAGAGCAGACTAGTACTTATACATAACACACGTCCGCGCGACTACCATACAAACACCAATACCGTCAACCTCAAACGAACTAAAGAAAGTTGTTGACAAACTCTAAAACACCACTTATCCACAGAAAAACACCCTGTTGATAACTTATCCACAACCCCCTAATAGGCTCTGTGTTGGCCTGTGCTGGATGTTCCAAGTGATCTATGGCCTAGGTTGTCTTTTTGAAACGTCCCGTATGCGTCAAATGAGAGCCTCTAAGGCATGGGTCATGTTTTCTAATTTGCCTCTGTTTTGGATCTGTTCGGGTACCTCTAAGGGTCCAGCCTAGACACACACACTCCACTTGTACAGATACGAATGAGAATCATGGTGCAAATGAGAATCAACTGCAGATGCAAATGAGAATCAGATGCAACAACTTGGGCGGGGGAGGGGACTGCGCAGACAGCGCGCGCGAGGGTGCCACTCAGACACAAAAAAGAGTGAAATTGAACTTGATATAACCCCTAGTTATCTAACGAGAAACCACATATTAATCAATAACATAAGTTAACCAGAATCTGGACCGCGACTGTACAGTTTAATGACAAGTAATTTATTGCTTGACATATCTTTCTTTTCGTGATACAATAAATAGCATATTAAGTCTTTAAAGATTCTTTACCGCGACGGTAATGACTGACATTAAATATAATTTATATATGATTGACGTTAACGAATCTTTAAAGATAACTTAAAAGAGGTGTTTACATGGTTGATGATGTTACACCGCCTAAGCGTAAGCGTGGTCGTCCACCTAAAAATGAAGTAACCGCTGTCAAAAAAGGTAATCGTAATGCTGTTGGTCGCCCGAAGGGAGACGCGGCGATTATCAATGAGTACAAAGCGCGGATGTTAGCCTCCCCAAAGTCTAGGAAAGTACTAGATACTATCTTTGAAGCGGCTATGGACAACGATCACAAGAACCAAGCGGCGGCATGGAAGCTAGTAATGGACAGAATACTGCCTGTTGCGGCTTTTGAGAAGGAAGTTGTAAAGGATGGTGGCAGGAATGCCATACAAATCAACATAACTGGGGTAGGATCAGTAGATGTCACCCCTAATGAAGACGCAATAGAGGGTGAAATAGTAGATGGATCTTAAATTCTTCACTCTTGACGAGTTTAACTGCCAAAAATCAGGAGAGAATCGCATGGAAGCGGACTTTCTTATTAAGTTAGACGCTTTGCGCGGTGCCTGCGGGTTCCCTTTTGAGATCACAAGTGGGTATCGACACCCGACACTGCACCCGCTTGAGGCAAAAAAGGAAATCCCAGGATCTCATGCACAGGGAATTGCTGCGGATATAAAAATTACAAACAGCGCACACCGCCACACCCTTATTCGTACTGCATTGGACATGGGGTTTACAGGTATCGGTATTGCTGATACATTTATTCACGTCGATACGCGGGGAACTACACCCGTTATGTGGACTTATTAATGGATCTTAACATTGAACTACTTCCTTGGCAACAAGAAGTATGGAATGATCCAACAAGATTTAAGATTGTAGCCGCTGGTAGACGTACTGGTAAATCCAGATTAGCGGCATGGCTACTTATTGTTAACGCATTACAAGCGGATAAAGGTCATGTATTTTACGTCGCACCTACTCAAGGACAAGCCAGAGACAACTGGGCCACCCTATTATTAGTAGTAGTCATATCAATAATCTTCAAATTAAACTTGTCAATGGAGCCACAATCAGCCTCAAAGGCGCAGACAGACCAGAAACCATGCGAGGTGTTAGTCTCAAGTTTCTAGTCATGGACGAATACGCTGATATGAAACCTGACGTATTCGAGCAGATACTTAGACCCGCCCTTGCGGATCAGAAGGGGTCTGCATTATTCATTGGTACGCCAATGGGAAGGAACCACTTTTATGAACTATACAAGTATGCGGAACTGGATGACGACCCAACGTATCAGGCTTGGCATTTTACTTCTTACGATAACCCCTTACTGGATCCGGCTGAGATTGACATTGCAAAACGTGGCATGTCGAGTTATGCGTTTCGCCAAGAGTTCATGGCAAGCTTTGAAGCGCGTGGCTCAGAAATGTTTAAAGAGGATTGGGTATCTTTTGACGACGAAGAACCTGAAGTAGGCGACTACTTTATAGCGATAGACGTGGCAGGATTCCACGAAGTAAACAAGAAGAGGACAAAGAATGCTCGTCTTGACGAGACAGCAATTGCCGTGGTTAAGGTTAGCGAGCATGGTTGGTTTGTTGATAATATTATTTGTGGTCGATGGTCCCTTGACGAAACGGCCACTAAAATTTTTCAGGCCGTTAGAGATTACCGTCCCTCACGCGTTGGCATGGAAAAAGGAATTGCTAGACAAGCCGTAATGTCTCCGTTGCTAGATCTTCAAAAACAATATGGAATGTTTTTTAGAGTGGATGAACTTACTCACGGAAACAGGAAGAAGACCGATAGAGTAATGTGGGCATTACAAGGCCGCTTTGAAAACGGACAAGTAACTTTAAAGAAGGGAAGTTGGAACAGTCAGTTTTTAGATCAGCTATTCCAGTTTCCAGATCCCTTAACACACGACGATATGGTTGATGCGTTGGCGTATATAGACCAATTGGCTAAAGTGGTTTACGACTACGAATACGAAATTGAAGACCATGAAATCTTAGACGTAGTAGCAGGATACTAATATGAGTGAAGAACTTTATGATAACGACCCGATGATGACGGAAGAGCGTATCGAAGATTGGGTCATGAGGAAATGTGAGGATTGGCGCGATCATTATGAATCGACGTATGCTGAAAAATTTGATGAGTACTACCGCCTTTGGCGTGGTATGTGGGACCCTTCTGATAGCGAGCGTAGCAGTGAGCGTTCCCGTATTATTTCTCCTGCACTTCAGCAGGCTGTTGAGTCCAATGTAGCAGAACTTGAAGAAGCTACTTTTGGTCGAGGCAAGTGGTTTGATGTTAGTGATAACTTAGGAGACACTGATAAGCGGGACGTTCAGTTTTTACGTAACAAGTTAACTGAAGACTTTGAAGAGACTAAGGTAAGAAAGGCTGTTGCCGAGTGTTTGATTAACGCGGCTGTATTTGGTACAGGCGTTGGTGAAATAGTTATTGAAGAAGAAAAAGAAATGAAGCCAGCAACCCAGCCTCTTATGGATGGGGACCTGCAAGCAGTAGGTGTAGAAGTAACTGATAAAGTTAAAGTTAAGCTACGTCCTGTTATGCCTCAAAACTTTTTGATTGATCCTGTTGCTACTTCTGTTGAAGATGCTTTGGGTGTTGCTATTGACGAATACGTTAGTATGCACTCAGTTGAAGTTCTTCAAGAGCAAGGTGTGTACAACAACGTACCTGTAGGTCTAGCACCTGCTGACATTGACCTTGAGCCAGATCAAGATCTAACTATCTTTAATGATGACAAAGTACGACTAACTAAATACTACGGTCTTGTTCCTAGCGATCTTATTGAAGGAGCAGACACTAAGAGTAGATACGTCGAAGCAGTCGTTGTAATCGCGAATGGCGGGACTTTGCTAAAGGCTGAGGCTAACCCCTACATGATGCAGGATCGTCCCGTAGTGGCCTTCCCATGGGACGTGGTGCCGTCTCGCTTCTGGGGTCGTGGTGTGTGCGAGAAAGGATATAATTCTCAGAAGGCTCTTGATACAGAACTACGTGCACGTATTGATGCACTAAGCCTGACTATTCACCCAATGATGGCGATTGATGCAACTCGCCTACCTCGTGGTGCTAAGCCAGAAGTAAGACCGGGCAAAATGATTTTAACTAACGGAGATCCGCGTGAAGTTCTTCAACCTTTCAACTTTGGGCAAGTCAATCAGATTACTTTTGCTCAAGCAGGAGCATTGCAACAAATGGTCCAGCAAGCAACCGGAGCAGTTGACTCGGCAGGAATCGCTGGTAGTGTTAACGGCGAGGCTACTGCCGCTGGTATTAGTATGTCTCTTGGCGCTAGATTAACTTCCAACAGTCTTTCTTAATTCCGTTTGTCAAGAAAGCCGCTTACCGTTACATGCAGTTTGATCCTGAAAGCTATCCGGTAGCTGACTACAAGTTTAACGCAAGCAGTACGTTAGGTATCATTGCTCGTGAGTACGAGGTCACTCAGCTTGTGCAGTTGCTTCAGACAATGGATCGACAGTCTCCACTGTATAACACACTCATTCAATCAATCATTGACAACATGAACCTGTCTAACCGTGAAGAACTTATTTCGGCTATGCAGAAAGCAATGCAACCCAACCCAGAAGCACAGCAGATACAACAGCAAACACAACAGTTGCAGATGCAATTCCAAGCTTCTCAGACTGCGGCATTGTCCGCTCAAGCTAAAGAGTCACAGTCTCGTGCTACTAAGTTACTGGCAGAGGCTATGGCTGTACCGCAAGAACTTGAGATTGATAAGATCGAAGCCATTACTCGAAACCTACGTGAAGGCAACGAGGACGACCGAGAGTTTGAGCGTCGTATGCGCGTAGCTGACGCTTTGTTAAAAGAGAAAGCAATGCAAGGAAAACCAAATGTTAACCAACCTAGAACTTCAGAACTTACTCCGCTTGGCCCAAGAGCAATTGGAACCCCGCCTGCGGGAACTGGAAACGAAGGTGGAGGAATTATCTAATGCCAGCAAAAAAGGATCCACGACTAGCACGGGCAGGAGTAAGCGGGTTCAACAAACCAAAGCGGACTCCTAACCACGCAACTAAAAAGTTTGTTGTTGTTGCCAAGGAAGGCGACAAGATTAAGACTATTCGTTTTGGCGATGCTAAGATGACAATTAAAAAGGATCAACCTAATCGACGTAAGTCGTTTCGTGCGCGTCACAAGTGCGACACTAACCCACCCAGCAAACTCACTGCACGATACTGGTCGTGTAAGAAATGGTAGGAAAATATTATGGCTTGTAGTTCTTGCAAAACAAAACCAGCTTGTAAACGTGCAGGTAGATGTCTTAAAAAACCTACTCGCGGTGGTCGCGTAAAAACAAACCGTAAAACTAGAAAGTAAAAAAGCTTGACAAGCATTCATTTGTATGCTAAAATATATAGTGTTATAGACAACTACAGAGGATTTTATGGCACTCACTCCAGAACTTGAGACTTACTATAATGCGTTTGCAGAAATGTTTCGTACAGAAGGTTTCAAACAACTCTGCGAAGAGTTAGATCAAAACGCACGTCAGCTTGCTGATATCCAAACAGTAAAGGATAACGACGATTTGTTTTTCCGAAAGGGACAAGTCGCCGCTTATGCAAGCATTTTAAATCTACCTGAGACTATGAAGTTAGGTAGAGAGCAGGCCGAAGCTGATAATGAAGAGCCTGTAGATGTTTAAAGTTTACGACTTCCGTTGTAAAAACGGACATATTTTTGAAGAATTTGTAGAAGGCACTGTTACAACCAGTAGGTGCGGTTGTGGTGCCGATGCAACTAGGATGGTATCTGCCCCATCTTTCCACCTTGACGGTTCGGATCCCGGTTTTGCGGGTGCGCACATGAAGTGGGTGGCGGAGCATGAAAAAGCAAATACCAAAAAATAACACCTCCATAATGATTATAGTCACGGAGTTTAATTATGTCAAAAACGTCGATTCTTGATCTGTCTCTTGAAGAGGAACAAACAGATCTTGTCGAAGGAGTAACCGCTGAAGAAGAGATTCAACAACCTGAAGAGGAAGTTGAGCAACCTCAAGAAGAACCCAACCTTCCAGAGAAATACCAAGGTAAGTCTTTGGAGCAAGTAGTGCAGATGCACCAAGAAGCTGAAAAGCTTTTAGGTCGTCAGTCTTCTGAAG